GTCTATCTGTCAAGTCAAGTTTATTCTCATCTTCTGCTTCTTCATCTTCTTTGTCGTCATTGCCTTTTTTCATTTCCTCGTCAAAACGCTTTTCTTCTTTATTAGACAAATCCTCTGCCTTAACGTGTTCTTCCTCGTTTTCGGCTTCTTCTTCGTCTTTTTTTTCTGCGTATAAAGATTTCATGTTGTTAGAATTTTTGGCTTTTTTGAGCTTATGAGAACTATTTTTTGACTTTTTAGGCATTGTAATCTTCTTTTTATTTTCAGTAGTGACTTCCATTTCAGCAGAATATGATTTTTTTATCTCATCTGCTTGACTTTCTGGTATGTTTAATTCAGTTGCAATATGATCAACTTCTGGTAATTCATCATTTTTAGTCACATAATCGTCTATAAAATCAACCACTTTTTTGAATCTTTTTTGTGGTATTCCTTTATTATTTTTCTTTTTAGATTTATCATTTGGATCTTTGCCCTTACCTTTACTTTTCACATTAGGTAAATTATCTTCAGGGTGTCCAGCACTCTTACAATTACAACTAGCCTTCTCATAATTCTTTAAGCTTGCTTCAACTTTACTTAGATTGCTCATACATACACCTTCACTGCCAGAACATTTGCCTTTGATTTGGGCTTTATTCACAGTATATGCTGGGTCTTTAACTGCTGCAACATGAGCTCCTTCCCATGATTCTATGATAGCATTTCCTTGAATATCTAATTCGTCATTATTATTGAATACAATACTTGGTGATACGAAACTAACCTCACCATTCTTTAGTATATCTTTAGCAGATTCATTAGTGATTTCAGCAACGCCATAGGCTTTTCCAGTACGAGGTTCAATTCCAACTTTTATTATATCTCCTACTCTAAATTTCTCTTGTTCTACTAATAAGTTATCCCCATCAACTGCTTCAGGGTGATTAAATTCAGGTGTAAGCACGAATGGTTTTCCTATGAATGTATCAAGATTTGCTTCTAAGCTCTCTCTTGTCACACCCCAATGATTTAGATTTAATGTTGCATCTAATAGGAAAAACTTTACGAAGTATTTATCTTCGTTTTCAAATTCAATTAATGCCATAATAAAAATCCATAATCAATAGATAACAGAACTATTCCACTAGCAATTCCAGCTCCACAAGCTGTGGCAATAGCATCTTTTGTTTCAGGTGTACCATGACCTAGTGCATCGAATAATTCCTTACCGATAGCAAAAAAGAATCCTGATAATATTAATGGAAAATGTATTAATCCTAAGATACTAAGCATAAATCCTACTATAAAATGGGCTAATTTATCATTCATATTTGCTTTAACCACTTTAAAATTTTCTCGGCTTTAGCAGATTTACTTTGCCATGCTTCATTATCTTCCATAGTTTTTATGATCAAATCTATTTTTTTCTTTGTTAGATTCTTTTTATTTAATGTTAATTCCTCAATTCTTTGAATATCATTAAGCTTCTTAGATGGCATACCACGTTCTTTAATCCTACTACTAGATATATCTGTGACAATTTCCCCTGTGCTTTGATCAACATAATAACATCTACAATTTGGGTGTGTATCTATTGGAATTACAGGTCTTAAAGGATCATCTATTTCAAATGCTATTCCAGCTAATTCCACACAAACCTTATCATCAACTTTATTATCTCTTTGAGTGGTAAACACTACCTTCGGTGGTTTTTCCTCATCTAATAGAGTGAAAACACTAACTGCCTTTTTTATTAGTTTTAGCCGACTTTGTTTCATCTTTTATCATTTTATCTAAATGATCCAATACCTCAAGCTTCTTTGCATCTAAAGCCGATTTGATAAGTGAATCATCTATTTTTTTAGCAGAGATATTATCAGTTGTATTGATAGTCTTATTCAGTTGTTTAGTAAAAACATCTTGTGGTGAATTTAATGGCACGTTGCCTTGTGGTACGTTAGTTGTTCTTGTCGGTGCTTGTGCTAATTCCGACTTGTATTCTTCTAAGTTTAATAGTTCAAGTAATTGATCATCTGGCATATCAGGGAATATTCCTTTAATTCTTAATACTGAATCAACTAAATCAAACCACGATTCAACTACTATATTCTCAAATTCTGCCTTAACTTCAACCTTATCTAACAAATCAACCATACCCATCTTAATCATATTTCTTTCGTACCATTGTTTTGATACCATTTCACTTACCCATTCTCGTCTTGCCTTGATTACACCACTAAGGAAGAATTGTATTTTACCAATTAATGTTGCTCTGTTTTGATCTTCTTCTCTACCTAATAATGCACTTGGTACAGCAAAATTTCCAATGATAATACGTTCATAAAATGAAGCCATCTCAACTAATTCTCTTACTTTAGGATCTAAATCTAACTTCTGGAATTCAATTTCATCGTTAGCATCTATACTGACAGCATTAAATGCCCCTGCCTTTAAAGATGATAGTAATGTATTCATATCATTTTCTGCATCGGCTTTACTTCTTCCCATTTTTTTGACCATGAAAGTTCCATATCCTGCCCACATTGATGTTGCAATTTCAGGCATATCATATTCAACTATTCTACGCCAAGCTCTTGCTGCACCAACTATTCTTTGCACTTCTGAATATCCATACCACATAGTCCTACGTCTTGGTGAATCAGGACGATTGACAAGGTAAATCATCTCTTCTGGTATTAATTCATCAGATGGGAAGGTTGTGATCACTTTCTCTAACGACCAATCTTTTTGATCAATGAATATACGACCTAAATCTCTTGGGTGTATAGTCTTAATTGCTCTAGGTAAACCTTTGCCTTCGTATGCCATGACACATCTGCCAAATACGATTGCCATTGTGACAGCATCTTTTAATTTATTTTCAAATCCCATTTTCTTATCAAAGTCTTTTAATTCTTTTAATTCTGCTTCATAATTCTTTAATTCATTTTTCTTTTGCTCATCGTCCATTCCTGTTTCATCTTTTAATTCAAATACAGGTGTAATTCCACCACCGAAAGTATATTCAACTAATTTATCTATGACTGCACCACATACAGAACTTCCCCAAACATCTTCAAACTGCTCTAATTCTTGGTCAGTGTAAGCTGGATTGGAATACATATAGAGATGATCATTAGTGGACATTCTTTTTGAAGCACTAGCGTATTTTGAATTAGATTTTGTATTAGTGAATGGTTTTTCAGAATTTACAATAAAGTTATTAGAAGTATCTTTTGTCTTTTTTACCTTAGATGGCATTGATTTTTTACTCATAATGACTATAAAGAGAACTACTTATTTTTTAGTGAATCTAAAGGTATTTCAACATCATCTAGTGTCCTAAATCTCAATTTTTTCTTCTTATCCGACCAAGCAATAACAATCATCATCTGCCATTTATTTTTACATTCCAATAAAGTTTTCATCTCTGATGGGTGTACATAGCCATTTTTCTTTGCTTGTATTCCTAGTGGAATGTTTGACCAACCAACTTTAATGAATGGGGGAATAGCAATTAAATCAACCAAGCCTTTACTTGCATATGATCTTTGGACATAATATCCTTCTTTTCTTAGCCAATTCTGTACTCTGTATTCAAATCGCCTACCAATCTCATAATTCCTACTCGCCATCTGGTTTTATTCCTAGTTTATCTCTTAGGTCAAATATCTGTTTTAATTTTCTTTTACGTTTCCTCTCTAATTCATCTAATTCTCTACAATATCTTTCATATCGTCTTAATCCACTATCTTTATTCTTCATTTTTTTCATCTTCCAATTTCTGTAAACACATTACAGATAGTTTTTTGAATGTTTTTTCATCTACAAACTTCTGAGATTCCGATTTTGCGAAAGCTAGTTCGTACCAATTCAAGATGGTTTTGTAATCTTCTAATGTCAACTCTATTTCTACACTCATGGCTTCCAAACCTCTCTTTGTATTGATTCAGCATATTTTGGTACACCTGAACCATAAATATCAGGATCTTCGGCTATGAATTGTCTATTGGCTACTTGCAATCCTTGATTAAATCCTTCATTATTCTTAATAAAGTTCCTACCTATAAAACAAGCCAACATTAATGCCATGACAGTATCATCATGCTCTTGTCCTTCTGCCCTATAACTTACAGAACCTGATTCAGTAATAACCTCACTAAATATTGATATTTGTCTTTTTAACTCGTCCACATCTTTATTGGATTTTCTAGGAAATTTTATTCTATTGTTTTGAAACATTCGTGCCAACCATAAAGTCATTTGATTTTTTGGCATAACTTTTCCACTGTTTATTTTATGCTGGTCTTTTACATTGGCACTTGTAAATGTAGGAATAACGTTAGGGATTCTATGCCTATACTTTAATTCTTCAAATACGTGTTCGCCTGTATTATTAATTTCAACACAATAAAAATTGAATGGTTTCGTATCGTGTATATTCGCTATTAAATTCTCAACTTCAATGTAATTTCTTCCTAACCAAGTTTTAACACCTGTGATGTAAACATCATCATTTTTTATTTCAATTCCAACAAATGCGAAACTATCTCGCCTTTTACCACTATCAATCCCTGCTATTCTCATTTTCTACCCATACCCATTTACCTTTCTTTTTTGGTTTTTCTGTTAATGAAAGTAAGTTGTAGGCATTACATAATTTATACACAAGCTTAGTTCGTTCAACCCCTTTTAATTCTGAGAAAAATAGTTCACGCTTTAAATCATCAACAATCTCTTGCATTTCTTGCCTGTCTGGTAAATCCCATTCAGGTTCACAAAATGGACTATGCTTTGTTAACCAATCCCAAAAAGTCATTTTTCTTTTACTAATTGTACTAATTCATCTATGATTTCTTGTTGCACATCGATAACAGTTCTAAAATTTTTTAACTGTTTGTAAATATGGTCAATCTGTTTCTGTTGTTTTTCAAATAATGTGTGTTGAGATTCTATTGCTTGTGCATTGGCTTCCTGTGCCAATCCTATTTGGAACAATGTTGGTAGATCACTTACTTCCATTAGTATTCTTCAACCTCATAATCTACTAAACTTTCGTCACCTATAACACCAAATATTGAGGATCTTGCAGAAGTAAATTGACACCTATACTCTTGATCGACATCAATATCTGTACGTTTTAGTTCTTCTGCCATCTCTTTCTCTGAATAAATCCAACCTATTGCATTAGTGTAATCATAATGTAATTTTTTATAGTCATTCTCACTCTTGTCTATTTCATAAAAAAATCCTCTTTGTCCTCTTGGTGTCGATACTAAGAAAATATCCGACTTATTCGTATGTAAGATAGGTTCAATGGCATCTAAAACAACACTATCATCTACCAACTTAAAATGTGCAGCTTCATCAACAACAACTGCTTTGATCTTAGTTTCACCTCTTATGGCTTCTGAATTACTAGGTTTTCCTTCAATCTCTGTACCATTCTTAAGTAAGATGTTAAGATTACTGCCATCATCTTGTACAGTTCCTCTTATATTACTAAAAAGTTGTTTCAATCTAAGCATTACAGTTTGTGTTGTTTTCTCTCTTGTACCAGCAATAATGAGTATTTTACCACCAGCGTATTTATGAAAAGCGTGATATTGTACTATGCGTAGGACTATTTCTGTTAAACCAATCTGCCTTGATTTGTTAATATGAAATTTGAGTTGTTTTTTTGATAAACTTTGTTTGATTAAGTCGTCTTGATGTGGCATAAACTTCATAGGTTCAAGTGTTGCTGGGTGTTGTGGTAAACCTACTAAATGACTAAAACAACAGTCAACAGATGGTGTTAAATTACCACAATAGAATTTTAATTCAGATATTTTCTTAGTGGTATCTTCTTCACCGACTGTGTGATCACTTTGTAAATTCGGATATAAATCCTGTATCTTGTACGTTCTTCTGAGCGTCATGTTCTATTACCTCTTGACTTGCCGAATAATATGCTGATAATAAAGGTTGGATTGCAGATATTGAATCTAGTATTCTTTGCCTTGCGACAGGTGTTTCCGAACGATGATAATTTTGCCATGAAAATTTCAGTATTGTTTCTAATTGGTCTATTCTCTCTAAATGTTGTTCCCACAATCCTTGTTTTTGTAAGTCGAATTTACGTTTATCTGTGGTTGCTTTTAATCTTCCTTTAATCCTATAAAATGTCCTAGCTTCCATTTTTTTAGCCTTCTTAGGCAAATGGCTATTTATCCAAGCTAATGATTCAACTTCATTAAACTTCATTACAATAGTTTGCATGACCAATATCTCACTGTCATTTAGTACCAATTTCTAGTCACGAATTGTCAGTTTCACTGACAAAATAGAACTAATTTTCCTTTTTTACAAGTTTCAAATCATATTCATTAATGCCTTTTTTTATCTTTAATCCTTTTTTCCTTATCAAATTATGTTTAAAGACATTATAATCTACATAATGATGGCATCTGCCGAACTTCCAAACCATTCTTACTACATCAGGGTGCATATCATATAACATCTTAGATTTATTGTAAGTTCCTTCTTTTGAGTAAAATTGCTCTGTATTACCACCTTTCTGTTGCTTAGAATCGCTGGTTGTAGGTTCTTTGCCTTGTAAGAAGGCATTAAATTGTAAAGTACACCAACCGTCTTTTAATACTCTTAAGGATAAATCAGTATCTTCATTATATCGTCCACGCCATCTATAAGGTATATCATTTTTGATTAGTAAACAACTGTAAATCCTAGTGTTCACTTTGTATGGGGGATAATGTTGATTCTGTGGTGTGAAAAAATCATAATTTAGTCCAGCTACTGCTATATTCTGATAGCGTAATACAAAATCTTCGGCTAGTTTTAAGATTGTACCAGATTGTACAGGTATTTTCTTATTTCTATTAAGTCGGTAAAAATGCCTAATATTATCGTCCATTACCCAATGCCAGTCGTGACCATTCTTAATTGAGTGATCCCAAGCAAAATTCCTTGCTGCCCCTGCACCTGTTATTTTGTTATTATCATTCCAAAACATATCATAATTATCATAATATTTTTGTGGTTGTACCAGAAGTTTTTTCTTATCAATAACCTCTGCATACTTGTCATATTCTTTTTTATCGATTATTACATGAAATGGTACGCCCATTCTTTCTAGTGATTTTACAGTAAGTCTGGCTTCCCACCTACCTTTTGATACTACATATACAGGAAATTTAGGATTCATTTTTTACAATAGATTGGTGTGACCCATGCACCTTTAGGATTATTGTTATAGACAACTTTTTTGAAATGTTTTTCCAATAAAGCGACTATTTCTTTATGCTTACTATAATTTTTATCATTTAGATGTGCATGATGGAATTCCATTATCATTTCTCTGATACCCTTAAATGATTTTACTGCCTTAAGGATTTCATATTCCCCACCCTCACAATCTATTTTCACTACACTAGGTTTAACTTCTT